CGTTTAGCGCGGGTCAATTCTTTTAATTCTCAACAATCTGATAGAGATGTTTAGAAATTCGTCTAACTATGTGCATTCCCTTACCCGGGTTGAGTGCAACGACGGGCCGTCTACGACTGTTCCCGATATGTCCCTTTCTTTGCGTGATTTACTTAATCGGCATAAAGCCGGTGGTAAAGTTAAGGTTTTCGAACCCGTTTACACGGGTGAAAACTCTATGATTCCGGATGATTTTGAAAGGATGGATCAAATGGAAAAGGTTGAATTGGCTAAGAAGGTTTCAGATTTTGTTCGTACTACGCGCGGTCGTATTATTAGCGCTCGTGAGGCTGCTAAGCGCGATTCCTATGAGCGTTCTGTCATTGATAATTATCTTTCTCGTAAGCAACGTGATGTTGCGGAGTCTCATGGTTTTGCTATTCCTTCGGGTCATGATGGCGAAGATTTGGTTAAGTAGTTTCGGTTCGTAGCCTTGGTATAGTTTGTTTTTGGAACTATTTGGCGGCGTGTAATATACAGACACGCCGCCATTTTTCATTTTTCGTATTTGGGTGTCTGTATATTACACGCGGGCAAATAGTAGCCCGCGGCAGGCGTTATCCCGTTCGTATTACTTCGTTAACTTATCGTTAACATTTAGTTTCACTTTTTTAAAGTGTTGATTCTTAACTAATTGTGAATACTTAGCAATAATTCTCTTGATGTATTATTGCTAATTGACACTACCCCCTTGACAATATAATATTAATCCGTACCTTAGCGTAGCGATTCGGAAGGATTGTTAGTTCATTGAAAGGCGGTAGATGTCTCTATTAACTGAAAACGGCGTTTTCAGTATTCGTCTACGATTCACAATATTTTTTCACACTTTAACTATGTTCCACGTGAAACGTTATTCTAATCGTCGTCGCGGCTCTTCTCGCCGCTCTCGCCGCTCTAACTCGTTTCGAGTGCCACGCGGCGGTATTCGTCTCTAATTTTTTTCCACAATTTAAATCTTGTTTTATTATGCCACGTCCTAAGCCTATTCCGGATAATCCTCCTAAGCAACTTTTTCCGGATGTTTCTACTCTTACGACAATACATTCTGAGGTTCGTACAATGATTCACGAACTTGATTTGTATAGAGAACGTCTTGAGATTGTTTGTGAAAAGTTATCTGCTTTTACTGATCACTCGCAAGAGTTTTACGTGTCTTATGTAGATACACGTCAGATTTTTACTGGTATTAATTTAACTCTCAAATTGTAGTTTTATGCCTACTCCACTTGGGGCCGCTGGACTTGCGGCCATTCCTGATGTTTTGAATTTAGGCGGTACTATGCTGGCTAATTATCAAAGCCAACAGTTTTCTAAGAAGATGTACGAGCGTCAGTACAATGACGCTCTTGCTTTTTGGGATAAGCAAAACGCCTATAATTCCCCTGCTTCTCAAATGGGCCGTTTTAAGGAAGCCGGCCTTAATCCTAATCTTATCTATGGTCAGGGTAATTCTGGCCCCGCTGGCAATATTCCTGTCCCTGATGTTACGCCTGTTAATTTTAGGGAGGCTAAATTTGAGGGTTCTGCTTCTAATGCAATGGCTATTTTGCTTGGTCAGGCTGATTTGAAGATTAAGGCTGCACAGGCCGATAATTTGAGGGTACAGAATGAGGTTATTAAGCAGGATGCTATGTTGCGCGCTACACAGGCTGAGCGTGCCGGTTTTGATCTTGGTTTTGAACGTTCTTTGTCCGATGTTTCTGCCGATGCTCGTCGCGAAGGTCTTCGCCAGTTGAAGACTAATACAGATATTGCTATTAATCGTGATGTTCGTGAGGCGTTGCAGTCCACTTCTTCTTTGCAGGAGGCTGCCGAAAGGATTTTGAATTTGCGTGAGCAGCGTACTAATCTTGGTGTTGATCGTTCTAAGGCTTTGCAGGAAATTCGTAATTTGGTTACAGATGGTAAATTGAAGCGCGTCGAATTGTCCCTTCGTGAGAAGGGTATTAATCCTAATGACCCCATGATATCGCGTTATTTGGGTTTGCTTCTTTCGGATTTGTACGAAGGTCGTGTAACTGCTGGCGGTATGTTCAAAGGCTTTTTTGATTTCCTTCTCGGCGGTTGGGATAAGCCTAAGCGTTAACAATATTTTTTAACCGGAATGTTCCACGTGGAACATTCCAATTTTTTTACACAATGAAAAGAAAAGACAATGTCTTTACTGATACTGCTTTATCCCGTGTTGATTCTTCTCGTTTTGACCTCGGTCATGAGAAAAAACTCACTTTCAATATGGGCCAGTTGGTTCCCGTTTGCCTCATGGAGGCAGTACCCGGCGACCGTTTTAGTCTTTCTTACGCTAATCTTCTTCGTTTTGCTCCCCTTGTTAGCCCGGTTATGCACCGGGTAAGGGTCAAAACTGAATATTTTTTTGTGCCAAACCGTATATTGTTCCCTGAATGGGAGGAGTTTATTACCGGTGTTTCCGGTACTCCTGTTGCCGCTCCTACCGTTACCATAGACGGTAATGTACCTGTTGGTTCTCTTGCGGATTATCTTGGTATTCCTCCCGGTGATTATTCTCTCAATCCGTTGGATGTTTCTGCTATTCCTATGGCCGCTTATTATAAGATTTACGATGAGTGGTACAGGGATCAGAACCTTATTTCTGAAAAGTTTGCTGAATTGATTCCGGGTAATAATCCTTTGTACGATATTAAGACTTTGGCTAAGCCGCTTAACCGTGCTTGGGAGCATGATTATTTCACTAGCGCTCTTCCTACTGCGCAACAAGGGCAGGACGTAGATCTTCCGCTCGTTAATCAGCAGGAAGTTGAGGTTACTGCTCGTGATAATGGTTCTATTGCTGGAAATACTGGTTTTTTCCGCACTGCCGCTGATTTTGCACCGCTTTCCGGAGATTCTACATATATTTCTTCTGCCGCTGGCCCTTCGCCTCTTACTTCCGGTATGCGCTCGGTAGAAAGTGGTGCGCCTTTAATGTATGATCCACATGGTACGCTTGTAGTTGATATACAGGCTGAGGCTGCAACTATCAATGATCTTCGTGAGGCATTTTCCCTGCAAGCATTTTTAGAGCGCACTATTCGTGGTGGTGCTCGTTATATTGAGCAGATATTTAGTCATTTCGGTGTTAAATCTTCCGACGCTCGTTTGCAACGCCCTGAACTTATCGGTCGTTCTGTTCAAAACATGGTTATCTCCGAAGTTTTGTCCACTGCGCAATCTTCAAATGACGGTTCTACGGCTGAGATAGCGGTTGGAAGTATGGCTGGCCATGCCATTTCCGTTGGTGGAAATGATACTTTTACTTATAACTGTGAAGAACATGGATTTATTATTGGTTTGGTTAGCGTTATTCCTGATACTGCTTATCAGGATGGTTTACACCGTTTATTTAGTAGGAAAGATCGTTTGGACTATATCTGGCCATCGTTTGCGCATCTTGGTGAGCAAGAAATTTACAATAAGGAAATCATGTGTCATGATGTTGACGGCAGTATCTACAGCCCTGACAATGTGTTTGGGTACGTGCCTCGTTATAGTGAGTATCGTTATCATCCTTCTGGTGTCGCTGGCCAGTTCCGTGATACTCTTTCTTTTTGGACATTAGGTCGTCAGTTTTCGCCTGATGCTCCGCCCAATCTTAATGACGAGTTCGTTACCTGTGAACCGTCTCGCGATATTTTTGCGGTTGTTGACCCGGAGGTTGATACTATATTTGCACAAGTCATTAACAATCATACTGTTGTTCGGAAACTTCCGCGCTATGGTGTACCATCCACTTTGTAATTATGGCTTGCCAGTCTCCTATTATGCGGCCTTCTCGTGATGGTTTTCGGGATGTGCCGGTTCCTTGCGGTCGTTGCCCCCCTTGTTTGAAAAATCGTGTAGACTCTTGGGTTTTCCGTCTTAAACAACAGGAGAAAGTTTCTACACATTCTCATTTTATCACATTAACGTATGATACGCAGTTTGTACCTATAAGTCCCAATGGTTTTATGACGCTTTGTCGTGACGCTTTTCCGCTTTTCATGAAGCGTTTGCGAAAACTTTGTCCTGATTTTAAATTGTCGTATTATGCCTGTGGTGAATATGGTACTAAGAAGAAGCGTCCGCATTATCATGCTATTGTTTTTAATGTTCCTGATGATTCGTTTTTTTTTAAAGCGTGGTCTTTAAACGGTGTTCCTTTTGGTTCTGTTCATGTTGGTCAGGTGTCTGGCGATAGCATTGCCTATTGTACTAAATATATGAATAAAACCGAACACATAAAAGGTTTTTTGCGTGATGATCGTGTCCCTGAGTTTTCCCTAATGTCTAAGGGCATGGGGAAGAATTATGTTAATGAAAAAACAATTGCTTATCACAATGCGGATCTTAATCGTAATTTTTTGGCTATTGATGGCGGTTTTAAAATCGCTCTTCCTCGTTATTATCGCGATCGTATATTTTCTAAGGATGCTATGGAGGATATGCAAGATCTTGCTACTGGTCGCAGTTTGGATTTGGATTTGCACAATCGTAGGTATTTTGAGCGTAAGTATCGTAGTCGCCCCGATTATACTTATGAACAGTTTTGTAACGATCAGCGTTTAGCGCGGGTCAATTCTTTTAATTCTCAACAATCTGATAGAGATGTTTAGAAATTCGTCTAACTATGTGCATTCCCTTACCCGGGTTGAGTGCAACGACGGGCCGTCTATGACTGTTCCCGATATGTCC